TTTGTAATAATAATATGAAAACTATTGAAGCAGTATTAGAACAAATTGATACGCATAAGGTAGGCAAAAAAAGTTTCTTTAGACTTTGGATTGGAAATGAAACTTTAAATTGTGCAAGCTATAAAGTAAGCGCAGAACAAGGTGCTGCTTTATATTTATCTATCGGTAAAAAGCTTAGAATACAAGCTACTTTAGTTGGAGAGCATTGGTACTTTTATCCTGAAAATGTAGAGGAAATTTAACAATGAATATCGTAGAAGCAAATAATTTATTTGAAGATATGGTAACAAAACTTTTACCTATTATTACTAAAGATTTAGATGATATTCCAAATGTACTTATTGAGTTAGAAGTAGTAAACGATAGTGATTTAGATGGTAGTAGCGACATGGAAGCAGCAACTCTTCATTTGGGCTATGAAGAATTAATTGGTTTAAATGTTTTTGAAATTGAATGTAAAAAATCTTTATTACAAGACATTGAATCTTTTATGACAATGGTAGCTCATGAGCTAGTACATGTAATGCAACATTTGCGTGGAGATGAGTTTGATTACTCTTTACCCTATGATAAACAACTTCATGAGATAGAAGCTTATAGTAAAGAAAAAGAGTTAGTAGCATATTATGCAAAAAACATAAATAATGAGGTTTAAATTATGAAAGCAAATGTAGACGGAGATCCTTATGTCTATTGGGCAGCTTTATCTAAAGAAGTAGAAACGCCACAAGAAGCAGCAGACTTTGCTATTGAGCTTTTTAACACAACACTAGACAGTGTTTTTGCTACTGACTATAAAATTGCAGTTAAGGGTAAAGGAAACTATCGTAATGCAGTTAGTAGCGAATATAAAGCGCATCGAAAAAAACCAGATGAAGATAAAAAGCCTTTACTAAAAGCAGCGCATAATGCGTTAATGGAAGAGTTTAATGCAGTTAGAGCAGATGGCATGGAGGCTGATGATTTAGCTCGTATTTGGTGTGAAGAAGATAGAGTAAACAATATTCCTTTTGTTTTAGTACATGAAGATAAAGACTTAAATATGGTTGCAGGAGCTCATTATAATCCAAAAAAAGATTTATTGTATCATTTAACAGAAGATGAAGCAGATCTTTGGTTTCATAAACAATTGTTAATGGGTGATTCTGCTGATAATATTAAAGGTTTATATCGAATTGGTCCTAAAAAAGCAGATGCTTGGTTAGCAAATGTTCTTCCTGAAAATAGATTAGATTTCGTTATAAGTAAATGGCAAGAATTTCATCCTACAGATTGGTATGATAGGTTATTAACTTGTGGTCAATTACTTCATATAAAACGTACAATGGATGATCAATGGGATTTAAATAATGTTTAAAAAATGGAATGTATATTATTATTATAAACTAGTAGGAACTGTAACAGCTTTAACTGAGCATGATGCTTTTAACAAAGGTCATAAATTAGTTTCTGAAGTTACAGGAATTGCAAGAAGCGCTTCAGCTTATACTGGTTTAGGTAGAAATAACATTGAAGTAAAATTAGTATGAAACAAAAATGGCAATATAGATATGACTTAAAGCCTATCTCAGCTAATAAACTTTGGTATAGAGCTAAACAAATTACAAAAGAATATAGACAATGGCGCGAAGATATTGCTTATAGCACTCCCGATAGTCATAAAGTATGGCCATTTAATGATACTGAACAATTAGAGGTAGATATACAAGCAGGATTTTCTTCTAGTTTAGCGGATGTAGATAATGTTTGTAAACCTGTTTTAGATACTTGGCAAAACCTTTATGGCTTTAATGATAGGTATGTTTATAAAATAACTGCTGAAAAAGAAATTGTTAAAAAAGGAAAAGAATATCTAGACGTAACTTTTAGGAGATATAATAAATGACACAGTTTGTAACTTTTTTATTGGTAGTTTTAAATATTTACTTGCCTATAAATGCATGGGTAAGCCATGATAATGGGGTAGCAACTCCTTTGTCTTACATTGGTTTAGGCTTTTCTATGTATTTTTGGTTATTAGTTTTAGTAAATTTTCTTACTCCTAAAGAGCAAAGAAAAATTTATTCTCAAGAAGATTTAGAATTAGCTATTTATGAAGCTTTACCCAAAACATTTAATGAGGAAACAAAACACTAATGGGACGTATTGTTGTTCGTAATCAACCTTGCCCCAATTGTTCTAGTTCAGATGCTTTTCAAGTATATGAAGATGATTCAGGTTATTGTTTTTCTTGCGAAACACCAGTAAAAAATATTCATGAAACTGAATTTAAAGAGAGAGAAGTAATGACAGAATTTACATCTCAACTAAGTCTTGAGGAGATAGAGCAGTTAGGCATTAGATCTATGCCAGATCGTAAAATATCAAAGCCTATTATGGAGCACTTTAAAGTAAGATCTGAAACAGATAATGATGGTACAGTAACTGCTCAATATTATCCTTACACAGTAGAAGGTGAAGTAGTTGCTTACAAAAAGAGATTATTACCTAAACAATTTAGTATTGTTGGTAGTTTTTCTCAAAGTAATTGTGAATTATTTGGTCAATCAAATTTTGCATCTGGTGGTAACAGAGTTATTATTACAGAAGGTGAATTAGATGCAATGGCTGTAGCTCACTCTGCTTTTGTTAAATATAAAAAAGTATATCCAGTAGTTTCTTTACCTTCTGCTTCTATGTTAACTCCTCTCAAAAATAATCGTAAATGGTTACGTTCTTTTAAAGAAGTAATATTATGGTTAGATAATGATGAGAAAGGTGATACTGCTTTAAGAGAAGCTGCTAAAATTATTGGTTTTGATAAAGTTAAAGTTGTTAAATCTTTAGAAAAAGATGCTAATGACACATTAGTTAAGCAAGGCGAAGAAGCAACCATGCAATGTGTATGGAATGCTAAACAATATTCTCCTGCAGGTCTTATTACAGATCCTGAACAAATATGGGAAGAAATGGTAGAGTACTCTAATAAAAAAAGTATTCCCTATCCTCCCTGTCTTGCTGGGCTTAATGATAAATTAAAAGGTATGCGTACAGGTGAGATTACCTTATGGACTAGTGGTACTGGCTCAGGTAAATCTACTTTACTACGTGAAATAATGTTACACTTATTGGAAACAACAGATGAAAAAATTGGTTTGGTTTCTTTGGAAGAATCACCCTCGGAAGTCGCTAGGAAGCTATCGGGTATGGTCCTCAACAAAAACCCAGCTAAAGATGAAATTCCTCTTGCTGATCTTCGTCCAGGCTTTGATACCGTCTTTGGCGATGGCCGGGTTATTGTTCTTGATCATCACGGGAGTATCCGAGACGGTTCTATTATTGATACTCTGGAGTCTATGTGTGTTATGGGTGCTAAATACCTCTTTTTGGACCACATTACAATCTTGGTATCGGAAGGTTCTGAAGGTTTAACAGGTAATGAAGCTGTTGATAAAGTAATGAATGACTTATTATCTTTAGTTAAAAGGCATGATGTTTGGATTGGGTTAGTTTCGCATTTACGTAAAATGGATAAAGTAGGAAAATCATTTGAAGATGGTCAAATGGCTAGCTTAGATGATATTAGAGGATCTGGATCAATTAAACAAATCAGTTTTGATATTTTAGCATTTGCTAGAGACTTAAATGGTGAAACTGAAAAAGATAAAAATACCATAAGAATGAATGTTTTAAAATCAAGATTTACAGGTTTAACTGGAAGTTGTGGTACTGCAATTTATAATTATGATACTGGACGTTTAGTCTATGGTGGTGAAGCAGAATCAAAAGAATTAAAAGCTTTTGATCCTTTAGATGTGGAAATTTAAAAATGTGGTTTATGAATGGATAATTTAAAAAATAAAATTATAGAAGCTAGTCAAATTATCGATGAATTAGATGCTCTTTTTATTTTTATCTGGAAAGAAGAAGTTGGTGACCCTAATCATAATGAAATACTTATAAATACACTTATTAATATAAAACAAAAATATAAACAAAAGTTTAAAGAATTAATTAAAATTTATGATAGTTCTTCACAAAAGCCAGCTGTATTTTATATAGATGATGACCAAGCTTTATGGGCTAAAAAGAAAAATTTAGGAATAGATAATGAATAAATATTCTACAGAACAAATGTATCTTGAAATGGCTTATGTAGCTGCAAGACAATCACAAGATCCACACAGGCAAGTAGGTGCTATTATTGTTAAAGGTAATCAAATTTTAGCTTATGGTTTTAATGGCACTCCCACAGGGTATCCTAATAATGATTGTAAAGATTTAGAAGGTAAAACTTATCCACACGTAGTTCATGCTGAAATTAATGCTATAGCTAAAGCAGCAGAACACGGAGTAAGTACTAAAGGTGCTACCATGTATAGTACTACTGTTCCTTGTATTGAGTGTGCTAAAGCTATCTTACAAGCAGGTATTACTACAGTAATTTATTCTGAAGATTATAATAAATGTGAAGAAGGTAAAGCATTGTTAGAGATTATGCCTATTGCTTTTAAACAGGTAGATGCTTTTTCTGAATTTAAAAGAAAGGTATTTGGATTAGCTGATGACGTTAGATTTATGTGAGAAAAATAATGCCTTATATTAAACCAGAAGATAGAGCTTACTTAAGAGATGTTACTGCAGAATTTCATAAAGCAGACATAAGAACTCCAGGTGAGCTTAATTACTTAATTAGTAAATTGTGTAAACGTTTTTTAGATGCTAAAAAACATCAAGGTAATGGAAATGAAGCAAATTACCAAGCTTTTAATGATGTACTGGGTGCATTAGAAGGTGCTAAATTAGAATTGTATAGAAAGAGATTAGCTCCTTATGAAGATTCTAAAATTAAAGAAAATGGAGACATATAATGGATCAAGAATTAATATTTTTAATGGGAAATATTATATTTGGAGTTGCCATTTACATTGCTTTTAAGCTCTATAGTTCAGCACCATAAAGATGACACAATTTTAACGCCTCGTTTTTAAACGGGGCTTTTTATACAGAGTAAATTTATGGAATATTTTGGTATAACTATTGTACCCGAGCGCGATGAGTTATTAACTGACTATGCTCGCGGAATGCTAATGGATTTTTATTCTATTGAAGGAGAAAAATCACCACAAGAATTATTTGGTAGAGCAAGTATTGCTTGGTCTACTTTTAAAGGAACTATTGATTATGACTTGGCGCAACGACTATATGATGGTGTCTCCCAGAAATGGTTTATGTTCGCCTCGCCTGTGCTTTCGAATGCCCCGCATCCTGAAACCGGTAAATCCACCGGGATGCCAATCTCTTGTTTCCTCGCATATGTACCTGATACCGTGGAAGGTCTCATTGAACACTCCAGTGAGCTTAGGTGGCTCTCAGTTATGGGTGGTGGAGTTGGGGGCCATTGGAATAATGTTCGTTCTGTATCAAACAAATCACCTGGACCCATCCCATTTCTTGCTACAGTAGATGCAGATATGACTGCTTATAAGCAAGGTAAAACTCGTAAGGGGTCTTATGCAGCTTATCTAGATATAAATCATCCTGATATTTTAGAATTTATGCAAATTAGAGTACCTACTGGTGATGATAATCGTAAATGTTTAAACTTACATAATGGTATTAACCTTTCAAATGAGTTTATGGAAGCGGTAATAAATAATGAAGAATATGAACTTGTGGACCCAAGTAGCGGAAGCACGGGAGAGTTTCTTAAAGCAAGAAAAGTATGGCAACAACTTTTGGAAATACGGTTTAGAACAGGTGAACCTTATTTTAACTTTATTGATCATGCTAATGACTCTTTGCCTGAGCCTTTAAAAAGAAAAGGACTAAAAATTAATGGTTCAAATTTGTGTAATGAAATTCATCTTCCTACCGATGAAACGCGCACTGCCGTTTGTTGCTTATCATCTCTTAATTTGGAAGAATATGAAAATTGGAAAGATACCTCTCTTGTCTCAGATCTTATCACAATGCTGGACAATGTATTGGAATACTTTATTGAAAATGCACCAAAAGTATTGCGAAGAGCAATCTATTCAGCTAAGCAAGAGCGTTCTCTTGGGCTTGGTGCAATGGGGTTCCACAGCTTATTACAAAAGAATAAAATAGCTTTTGAAAGTAATTTAGCAGTATCTTTAAATAATGAAGTTTTTAAATTAATTAAACATGATGCAGAAAAACAAACTCGTAAATTGGCTGTTAACAGAGGGGAATACTTGGATGGTCTCGGAACTGGTCGTAGGAACAGTCATCTTATGGCTATCGCTCCAAATGCTAGTAGCGGAATTTTATTATCTACTTCTCCAAGTATAGAACCTTTAAAAGCTAATGCATATACACATAGGACTCGTGCAGGCAGTTTTCTAGTAAAAAATAAATATTTAGAAAATGTATTAGAAACTTATGGTAAAAATAATCAAGACACGTGGTCCTCTATCATTACGACAAAAGGGTCAGTCCAACAATTGGATTTCTTATCATCCGAAGAAAAAGATATTTTTAAAACAGCAACAGAACTTGATCAGTGCTGGATCATTGATCACGCCGCAGATCGTCAACAATAC